CTTAGGACTAAGCCGTTCACTCGGCTTCTCGGTCTGGGACATCATGCCCGGCCCATGGATCCTCCTCGAACTCGAAAGTCCAAGGGATCCCAGTGCCGAGCTCGCCCCACACTGCAAGCAGCAGCGGATGCCATTGAGCATAGACCGAGGAGCCATGCAAACAAAGCTCACGATGTGCCATGATGACGCGATCTCTTCGAGCGCCATCTAGCACAGATTGGTCCTTCGGCGGAGTCTCATACATCAACATCTTGACTATAGACTCCAGAGCAAGGGGGGACCAAACCCTCGAGCTCTCACCCCTCGTGACGTAATTACGCCGCAAGAAGGTAATCTGATCCGGATGAACACTGACATCGGCACCGTATTGGTTTTCATAAAGAAGACCATACAGGGCCGCGGCAGCATTCACTTGCGAGTCCGGAAACCCGCTGGAGACATCATCTCCACAAATGTTACACGGCACCCAGTGGATGCCGAACCGGGCCACCCAAGCCTCGTCGACTTCGTCGACGGGAACTTTGGCAAGCTCGGTCCAGCTGCCACGGCACCCTGGCACATTAATAAGGCAGGCCATAAGCATAACGGCACTGCTGGCGTAGGTATTCGTGTAAGTGGTAACACCACTCCCAGACGGCAACCCACGCCCTCTGCACACTACATCATTGTGCACAATCCACAAGGGGTGTAGCGTAGAAGCAAACACCGCCTTACATCGAGCGGCCCACAGAGGCCCCCCACCGCAGTACTCAACCACAGCGGAAAGGCCAGCTATGGCCTCACCCATAACGCTGCGCACCTGGTTGCTATCCATACCCACCCCGTCGAGCTCATAAAGAGCTCCAGATGGGCGAGAGGACGCAACACGGTGAGCCTGCGCTATAACAAGCGCGTCACTAGCGTCAAACACATTTGCTCCGATTCTAGACCCAGGTAGGGCAGAACCAGCCGCAGTAGTGAAATCAGCAAAGACGCGCTCAGCAAAAGTTGAAACGGCATTAAGCACCCAAATGGTGCGCGCCGTCTTCACGGACCCATCAGGCCCGACTTCCCTCGGCTCATCCTTTTTACAGGCCCGAGCCACAGCCTGCGGCACTTCATGCCGATCAGAAGCCTCAAGAACGCCCACAAGGCGCTCCCAAAACTCCGGCACAACACGCATGCCGACCCCATCATCATTAGGGGTCAGCAAGGCACGGTGTCCTCCAACAGGACCACCATACCCATTGCTCGACCCCTTACGAAGGGCTGAGCATGCGCGGCCTCCTCCGGAAATGGTGTTCTGGTCCAAAACCAGCAACCCATCCGGATAAAAGGACTTCGTGGTGGCAACCATCACTCGTAAAAGCAATGCGGCCACCAACAACCGATCAGGATGCCCCAAACTAGGGGGCAGTCCTTTGGACTTTATGAGAGCTTTAAGCTCCCAATTCGCAAAACCACCTTCGGCAGCAGCGTACGGCGTCCAAGCCTTATTCGGCACACCATATAGTTTTAGGCCTTGCTCAACAGCAAAGGCCCTGACCAAGTGCGCCCCAGGCCCCAATCGAGTCTCAAAACCATGAGTCTCGAATGCATTGCCCAAACTTGCCACAGGAGTGACATGGTTTGCAGCAAGCATAGCCACGCCAGTTTCTCGCAAACTGGAAAACTTGAACGGAGGTCCGTCCAACAAACACGAAGCACGATACTCCTCCACGCGCGAATAACGCGCCAACGGGAGCATAGGTGCAAATATCGAATTGTCACTCATAGGACCGTTTCCAGACGCCACCAAGCGCCCAAGAACACGGGCGTGTGCATCTAGCAACAACGCCCCACAGTCCCCGGCAACACTAGGATACTGACACACCCAGTGACACGGCAGGCCAAAACCAAACCAATTGGACGTAGACCCAACCAAATTGTAGCGGGGTGCTCCGGCAACTAGCTGGCACGGCCCAGTAACCCTAAGGTCTAGAACCCCTCTCTCTGCGTCAAAACACAACACATAGAGGGACTTGTAGACGGTAAGGCCACTTGGCACCAATTTGTCCATCGGGAACAAGTTAGACAGCCCCGGTTTTATCCTGGGCAGCTCACCATCCATGTTCACGGTCCCCAGATCATTAAGATGATCCAGGACCAAGTTTCCCGGATAAACTACCACCTCAACAGGTGGCACTCGACTAGCACGCGCGTACTCAACGCGCATCCGCGTTCCCACGTTTCCATTCTCATGGACCACGCAGGCGAAATGAGCAGGTAGGCACACAGCACTACCCGTACTCAAACCGCTACACGACCG